TCCTCCTCCTTGCGCCCTTGGACAGCTTCTGCCCGAAGTCCTGCTTCCCCGTTACGCCTGTGATTGTGTGGCGAACGGCGACGCTGGGGGCAGGGCGTCCAAAGTTGGCGGCGGTTGCGGCTCGCGCCAGGCCCGCGACCGGGTTCCCCGGGAGGTCCACGTCCTCAGGGGAGTGGTCGGGGAAGTAGGCGCTGAACGTGGCGTCGAAAGCCGCCTGGTCGTCAGCCTCCACCATGTCGGCCCAACTGAGCCCCACCGGATCCTCGATCTCGATGGCCGGAAGGGCGATGCGAGATGGGAGCCGAGGGAGTTTGAGGCGCCGGCTAGGATTGATGTGAGAGTCCGAAGGCACGGAGCGCGCGCGGGCAAATCCCTGGATGTTCCGGGAAACCCGTGCGACCATGTCCTTCAGCTCTCCTGCCGTCATCCTGGCCTCGACAGGCTTGTCCTCCGAGAAGTCGTACATCGCGGCGTCGTCGTCAATCACGACATCGTTGTCGACGTCCGCGATGACGGTTGCCACAATGCTGGCGGCCTCGGAGAGGGACGAGCCGACGAACTTGTTCATCGCCCAGGGCGAGAGGGCCTCGAGTCGGCAGGCGGTCGTCCGCGCTCGCTTGAGCTCGGAGATCATCCTGCTCGTCTCCCAGCGCACGGGCCCGTACTGCATCTCCCCGACAATGCGCTCAGGCACGATGATTCCCACGACGGCCTTGCAAACGTGAGACATCCAGTAATCGCCATCGGCGTCTGGCGTCTCAACGAACAATCTCTGCTCGTCAAGGTCATCGCGGAGGAGGTCGTTCGCCTCGCGGATGGGGGGGAGGTAGGGGGCGTTGGTGCGGATGGTGGCGCCAAGGAGGCGGTGCCCGATGAAGTCGAGGCACATGAGCTCTCGAATGATCATGTTCCTCAAGAGGTAGTTGTCCTCCGCGATGTCGTCGGGCACCTGAATGAGCATGGGGTTCTCAAATTTCATCGAGAGCCCGAGGCTGTCCCCCACAGCCTTGAATTCCGTTTCGAGGGTTCGGGGGTCCACCGAGAGCGCACGATCAGCGCCCTTCCCCACGAACCGGTTGGCCAGCTTGGCGCTGAAGCGAAGGGCAAACACCTGGGCCACGAGGTCGTTAATCTCGGAGACCTTGGGCATGCCCGAAGTCATCGCTCCTTTCATCCAAACTGTGGCCCCTCCGGCCAAAACTACCAACCTCTCCTTCATCATGTTCCTCC